TTTTCTGTTTAATCTGCTCTACTATCTTTTCGTTAATTGAACTTGTCATTTATTCATCCTCGCTTGTAAATCTACTAATTTTAACTCTGCCTGTTGTTGCAATCTTTGTTTGGCAATTTCATTTTTCTCATTGCCAATCATAGCCTGTTGGTCAGCTTTTTGTTGTTGTAATTGTAACTCAGCACCTTTTTCCATGGCATCTTGTTCTTCTTTAGCCATAAACTGTTGGTTTTTCATTTCTATTTCTTTATCACGCAAGCCAAGTTCTTGTTGTCTTATTTGTACAAGTGGGTCATCTTGTTGCGGTGGTTGTACTGATTGTAAGAACTCAGCTGACAATTGTGCCAATATTGGTGAGCTATAACTTTCAATAATAGATTGTATTTGTTTTTGCAGGTCTGCTTGTGCTTGTGGTTCAAGCTGTTGTGCCTGTTGCATTTGTTGTTGTATCTGTTGTTGCACTTCAGGTGGTAACTGTTGTTCTGCCATCTGATTAGCCATAAATTGTAAGTGTTGCATAACATGAGCAATAATTACCGACTGTAGTTGTGGGTTCATTATTACTGCTTGCGTTAAGAAAAGTGTTTTATGTGCTTCTACATGTGCCTCATGGTTTTGTTCTGGAAAAGCTTGTTGTGGAATACCTTGTAATAATCCACTATTTTCAATACCTGCATCTACTGGCTGAGGTGTCGTGTCAGCAGGTGGTACGAGCAAACTTTCTATATTATCTACGCCTAAAGCTGCATACATTCTTCTATAGGCTTCATATATGCCCTGTGGGCCATGCAGTTCTGGTGCTGATTGCACCATAGTAAGCAGTTCCTGAGCCATAATGACTCTTTGACTCATTGAGAATATGTTTGGGTCTGAGACAGGTATTACATCAATTCTTTGGTCAAAGTCTTGTACTTTTACCTCTCTTGGACCGCTACCTGTTTCGTATGGATATACAGGCGGTAAAAACTCTTGGAATATTCTTGCTAATATTTTAAATTCGTTTTTTTGTGCATAATGTAATCTTTTATGTATAGCACTCATTACCTTTGTGCCTTTTTCTAATAAAGCTACAGTTGTACCTACAGGCATAGCTGCATTAGCATCACCAATATTCATATCAGCTATCGCTGCAAATCTTTTGCCTGAATCTACTAATAAACCAAGTAAGCTAAACAATACATTGCTTGGCTCTTTGTAAGGTAATGGCATTAAAGAATCTCTTAATGCACCACCCGGGGCATCTACGTCTCTAAACTCACCCGGTTGTAATGGTGAGGCTTCATCTCTAATTCTGATACCTCTTGCTTTAAATCCTGCAGGTAGGTTGCTTAAAGTACCTGCATCTATAAGCTGCCTTAGTATTGATGTTGAAGCTTTAGACAAACCACCAATCATGTGTGATAAGCCAAGACCATAAAAACCTAGTCCCGGTAAAAACTTATATTGCACAAAATAATTGATTTTATTTCTTAATGGGTCTTCAGGGTTGTAGTTTCTTCTTATAGACAATATTTGTTGTGTAGAATCGTCTATAGTAATGATATAAGGCAGTTTTAATCCTGTAGTTTCACCCATTTCATTTACGTCTTCAAAGCCTTCAATATCTTCTACTGTATGTATTTCATAAAGTTTTCTTTGCTCGTCATCACTATAATCAGGTTCTACGCCTTGTATTTTGTCTATTTCTTTATCAATATCGTCACGAATAATTTGTTCACTATCGTTTAATTCTATGTCTGCATAAAACCCAGAAAGTTGCATTTTTCTTACTTCATTGTTGCTCATAGAAACGACATGAGTCACTCTTTCAGCTGATAACAAGTCGGTTGCGTTGTAAGGCACTAATAAATCTTCTGCAGGTATAAACTTAGATACAGGTCTGTTTTTGGCCGCATCATAATAAACTTTCTTAAATGCACTTCCTGAAAGCGGTAGATAGAACAATAATTGGTCTAAATCAGGGTCATATTCAGGCATTTCGTTCATGATGTAGTAATTCATAAACTCACAAACTCTTTCAGCTTGCATTTCTTTATTCATGTCTCTTTGACCTATAACCTGTGTCTTAATTGGACCTTGTGCTGGTAATAGTTCTTTATATGCTTGTGCTTGAAACTGTGTTACAGCTTCTGAAAGTATTGGATGTATGACTCCACTTGAGCCTTCAAAGGGCTGACTTCTTTGTTCGTCAAACCTCATTCCTAAATATTTTAATCCGTCAGTATAGGTTTTTTCCCATTCTTTTCTTGATTCTTTGTCGTTTTCTACTGAGTTTATTAATTTATTTGATAATGAGCCAAGAATAGAATCGTCAAGATATTCAACCAAGTTTGCATCAAATGGTATATCTGCTTGTATTTCTTCTTCAGGCTCATCAAAAGAAATCTCTTCATCACCTATGGTTATTTCCATAGCATCAATCATTGATTCTTCAAAGGTTTGTTCAGGTGCATCTATAGATAATTCTTCTGCAGGCACGTTTACAGACTTGCTTTGGTCTATTATGTCTGGATTATCTTCTGTTCCGAGTCTTCTTTCTGTAACCATGTCTTATTATATCCATAAAATTAATAATATGTTAATGCCTTTCTATCTACAGACATATCATCTTGATAGTCGCTGTCTAGGTCTATTAAGCCACCTTGCCTTATTCTCATCATAGCCATAGTGGTTGAATCGCAAAAGTCGTCATTTTCACCAAACGGAAAAGCAGCAAGCTCTTCTATAACTTCTTCTGCAAAAGCATCTTCTGTAGCATATACCATACCACTTTCAAACATAGGTGCAATAGAGTTCATTCTTGCAACCTTGTCTTGTCCTCTGCTTGGTGAATAAGCTTGTACAGGTATACCAATCTTTCTTAATTCTTGTGTCAGCGGTGTTCCACTAGCTTTTGCTTCAATCAACACAATATCAGGTTCCCAATATTTGTATTCTTCAGATGCAATATTTTTTAATTCAGGAAAGTCTACTCTGTGTCTGCTTGCATCCAATAAGATTATTGCACTTTCGCTGCCGTCTTCAGGGTCAAAAATACCCCATGTAGTAATAGCAGAATAGTCAGCTGTTTCTTTTGCACTAAAAGCTGTATCGTAGCTTTGTATAATACATTGACAGTTTGGTATGCCTTCTTTTTCCCAAGTGTTCCACCATTCTCTTTTTACAATAGAACCACTTTCAGCCGTTGGATTCTGCATCCATTGTGCGTTCCATTTGCTTACAGGCAAGGAAGCTTTTACTGATAGCAGTTCTTCTTTCTTCCAAAACTCTGCCCATAATGGTTCTTCAGAATCAGGCATAATTGCAGGAAACTCAACGACTTCCCATTGGTCAGCGTGTGTTTCTGATTGTCTTTTTAATAACCTGCCTGCTAAGTCTTTGGTACTCCATCTTGTCATAACCAATACTATAGTTCCTCCGGGCTGTAGCCTTTGTCTGGGTCCAGAGGTATACCACTCCCATGCAGCATCCATAGCAGTAGGTGACATAGCATCTTGCTCTGAATGTGGGTCGTCAATAATTAATAAGTCAGCACCACGACCTGTAATAGCACCACCAACCCCTGAGTAGAAAGCCTCTCCACCATCGTCTGTAGTCCATCTTCCTGCTGATTTGTTATCGCCTGATAGGTTGATGTCAGGAAAAATAGTCTGATACTCTTCACTATCAATAATATTACGCACCCTTCTACCGAATCTAACTGCTAGTTCTGCTGTGTGAGTTGCTTGTATAATTTTTAAACTTGGGTTTAAACCCATCATCCATGCAGGAAAGTAGGTTGATGCAAATTCTGATTTTGAGTGCCTAGGAGGTAACATAACCATAAGTCGCTTGCACTTGCCTTGTGCAATGCGGTTTAGCTTTTCTGCAAGAATCTTGTGATGCCTGCCCATAATAAAGCCTTCCCAATGAAATTTTACAAATTCTAAAAAATCATCCCTACATCTGTCTCTTGCGTTTAGGTTTTTCCATTTATCAATAAGAGTAAGTGCCTCTACCTGCTCATCTCTTGATAAAGCGTCAAATGATTTAATGTTATCTAGGTTAAGCATTAGGTGGAGAGCCAATATGTAAAGGACGCTTGACTCTCCTGACACGTTGCTCTGGAGAGAGAGGAGATAAGTGAATATCCACAAACAACCATGTCAGTTAGACTTTACCCCATTCTTTACCTTCAAACAACAAAGCTTCAGCGTTTCTTCTTTTTATTAACCCATCGTTAGGCACGCCACCAACCTTGTTCCAGCGTTTTATTTGGTTTGGTATGTCATTCCACATTTTCATGTTAAGTCTTTTTAACAAAGTGCTTGCAGCTAAATTTGAAGGCCCTAAATTAAACACCCATGAAACCAATGCATCAAATTCGTTTTGTTTTAAATCAGGCTCAACCATGTCATTAATATAGCCTTCATACTCATGTAGCTCGTGTGCTAGTAAATCTTCAGCATCTTGTTTGCTTATTTTCATACCATCTTCTACAGGAGTGCCATCTATAAGTTTTAGAGAACCGTAGCCTATTGTGGCTTTATTTGCAGCACAACGATAACTTACTACGTTGCCATCTGAGTCTGTAGGACAGCCTTCAAAGTGTTTAATTAGTTTTATGCCTTCATTAGATATTTTCATTTTACTCGTCTCCTTTTTGTGGTTCTGTGACTTTTTTATAATACACAACAACTTCTTTAAGCTCATTTATATACCTCTTTAACTCTTGCATGTTATAAGCCATTAGTTCGTAATCTGGAACTGACATGGCAAAAAACACTACTTGTTCATGTTCTTTTTCTACTCTTTGTAAAAATTCTTCTAAGTTTTTGTCTGATACGACATACCAATATGGGTCTTTTAGGTCTATTTCTCTAGGCATTACAGGCTGCACTATGGTTCTCTCCATAGGCTTTGCTGTTACTTCTATTTGTTTAGTTGGTAGCAGACTGCAACTGCAAGCCATCATCAAGACTGTCAATGTTGCGGCTGTCTTCTTCAATACTATCGAATACATCTTTCGTTCCTTTATTTACTCTTGGTTCTATCAAACCGGGCTTAGCTGCTGCTAGTTTGCTTAGATTGTGTCTTTTGAAAATATCAAGATACCTAGACATTTCTTTTTGTATTTCTTGATTTCTGTTTTGTAATTCTAAAAGACTTGTGGTTTGTAGTTGAAAATCGTTTTGTAAACTTTGTATAGCTTCTTCTTGTGTTGCTACCGCACCTTCTAGTGCAAGATTGTTTGCTGTGAGGGTTTTATTTTGATTGTACAAAAATATTGTAATCAAAGACATTACAGCAATAATGCCTAACAATATTTTGCTCATACAAACCTAGACAAAACTACAGAAAGTAAGATAAACGGATATACAGCCCATATCATGTTTTCTAGCTTATCAAAACGCTTTGAGCCGTCTTCAAGCCTTTTTTCTATGTTTTCATATCTAATCGTACACTCTCTTTCGTGTGCTTCTATTTTACTGATTGCTTCTTTTGTTGTTGCCATATATTTTATAAATGTTTTGTATAAATTTTTAATGGTTTTTCTTTTCCTTTAACCTTGATAGATTCTAACACTTTTAATTTGTAACCACAAAACTTTTCTGTTTCTTCGCCTATTAAAATATCTACATTTCTTTCTTTTGTGGCTGATTCTAGTCTTGCAGCTGTATTTACAGCATCGCCTATAGCAGAATAATCAAACCGTGTTTCACTGCCCATGTTACCAACTATTGCATCACCTGTATTTAATCCAAGGCCTATTGCAACAGGTGGTAGGCCTTCTTCAACCAATTCATCGCTTACTTTTTTAACATTTTCTATAATTTCTAATGCACACTCGTATGCTATTTGTTCGTGATGTTTTACATCTAAAGGTGCGTTCCAGATATACATGCCTGCATCACCGATAAAT